AGGACGTATCTGATTACGCTCCTTCTGTCAATCCGTCTATCGTTGGTTTGGTAGGATTTGCTTCTCGCGGTCCTGTTGACACCCCAACACTCCTAACCAACCCTGCCCAAGTGATTCGGGAGTTTGGTACTCCTGACCTAGTGAATGGCGGTCAAGGTATTTATGCGGCTTTGGAGATTCTGCAAAAGACTAACCAAGTTTATTATGTTAGAGCCGCGACTTCTGAAGCTAAAGATGCTCGATACACTATTCCTTTGGTGACCCACCCAAACATTGCTGTAAACATGGGTGCTTTTACTGGACTGGCAAATGGTACTGTAGCTTATAGGTTTGATGTAAATGCTTGGGATAAGAACGGCGCATCCGTTGGGGAGACCGCTACCTTCTACGCTTATCGCGACCGCCCGTATGCTTCTGCGTTATCTGTAATGCCAGCGCCGCTAGATGCGACTGGAATGACCACCGACCTGTGGCAGCAAGCTATACAGGCTGGTCTTGGAGATGCAGTCAACCCAACTACTGGACCGGTTTCCTTCATTCCTAGTGGTTACGGCGCTACAAGTGGTATGCTTGTAGCAAGAGAACCGGGCGCAACTGGGTCCACCGCTTCACGACTTACAGTCAACACGTTTATCTCCTCTTCTCTCAGTGTTGGGGGAGGCGCTCGTGGTCAATTTGATTTTACCGGAACTTGGTTGTCAGGTCAACCATTCGATGTTAATGACTTCGTATGGTCGGCTGCGGCAACGACTGTTAACTCTGTAGGAACTGTATCCTCCACGCCTTTCTTTGTTGTTCCTGATATGGCGACTGGTCCTACCACCTTCTTCGGTGGTAGTGCCTGTGTGCTAGAAGCAGCGCAAGCCGACGCGTTGGGATATGCGGATGGCGCTTGGACTGGAAACGTACCCTCGGGCGCTCTTCTTGATTACGTCGATGCGACTCAAGCAGGTGCTTATCAAATAAATTCCCTGTACCCAGGACTAGGCTATAACTACTCCGCAGTGAACTATACGGGAGGGTTACAGTACCGTGGTCTTCAAGCAGATATTGTTCATACTAACGACCAAGGTCGTTTTGTGACTAACATCTATTCCGAGGGAGGTTTGGAAGAAAGCTACGAGATGGGTTTATGGAAGCCCGGTAGTACCACCTCAGCAACCAGCCTATGGCCGGAAGACGTTCTTAATCAAGGACTTATTAACGCTGTTTCTCAGTACGTTAAAGGTAACTTCTACCAGTATGATTCTAGCATTGAACCTTCTGGTACTAATACCTGGACTGAGCCGACCACCTTCGCGGGAGGTACTACGATTTCAACCGCTTACCAAATAGGTAAGTCCTCGAAAGTCGCCACCGCCGCACATGCATTCCGCTGCCTCTCTTTAGATGGTACTGCAAATAACCCGAACATTTACTTCGACCTTTCTGGCGGTAAGAATGGTGATGCTTCGGATTACGGTGGTAACTTAAGTAACTCTAACGTAAGAACAGCGCTGATTGGACAAACTGCCGCCCAAGGTCTTCGGGCTTTGGACTCGGAAGCAACTCCGATTACCATGGCTGCTGTTCCAGGCGTAACCGACCAGAACGTACAGAACGAGCTTGTTAGCTTGGCTGAGACCACTCAAAACTTTATTGCAGTTGTATCTCCTCCTGTAGGATTTAGAAGCGCTCAACAAGCCATTGCGTGGTCTAACGGTCAAGCAACTGGTAGAACCGCCGCTCTAAACAGTAGCTACGCTGCTCTATATTGGCCATGGGTAAAATCCTTTAACACCTACACCGGCGCTGATACTTGGTTCGACCCGTCAATCTTCGCTATCGGTCAGATGTGCTTCACTGATGAAGTATCGGACCCATGGTTTGCCCCTGCTGGCTTGCGTAGAGGTCGTCTGACTAAGCCGACTGATGTTGAGGTACAACTCAACCAAGGCGATAGAGACGCTCTCTATGGTCCTGGGAATGTTGTTAACCCGGTAACCAAGTTCCTCCAAGATGGAATTGTTATCTACGGACAAAAAACAACTCAAAGAGCATCTACCGCTCTAGACAGAATTAACGTTCGTCGCTTGATGATTTACTTACGTAGACTTGTACTACAAGCCGCCCGTAGGTTTGTGTTTGAGCCGAACGACCCCGTTACTTGGGAAGCTGTACGAAGCGTCATCAACCCCGCGTTGGCTGACATTCAACAGAGACGAGGCATCACTCAATTCTCTGTAACGTGCGATTCAACTACTAACACTCCCCTTCGCGTTGACCGCAACGAACTTTGGTGCAAGGTTATTATCAAGCCTACTAAGACCGCTGAAATCTTGGTATTTGAGCTTAACCTCACAAATCAATCAGCTAGTGTATAACACTATATAATATTGAGGTAAACAAACAACATGGCTAATGGAAAATACTACGTAGACAGGGCTGCCGAGCTAATCGCTGACAGCCCACGTCTTTCCCACGCACTCGAATCTTTCCGTGCATACGCTTGGGAAATTCAGATTCCGCAATTCGCAGGTGCTCTTTCTAACGTTCCTGGTCTGGAGTCACAAGACCGTCTTACTCTCGCCGCAAAGCAAGTTACTCAACCGGGCTTTACTGTTGAAGACATTGAAGTTCATCGTGTAAACGAAAAGTTCTACTATCCCGGCAAAGCTTCACCTGATGAAATTACTGTTACTTTTGACAATTTAATCAAAGGTGATATCGCTGATGCGCTTTTCGCATGGATGAGAAGTGTGTACGACCCAGTCTACGGTATTCACTATGGTGGTCTAGGTAACGGCACTAGCGAAGTAAACCCAAGCCCTGAGGGTCTTGCAGGTATTACTGAAGCTCCCATCTTCAAGAGAACTGTAACTATCTGGCAACTAGACGCTCACCGTAACCCGATTACTCACGTTAATCTCTACGGTTGCTACCCGAAAGGCTGGAAGCTAGGAGAGTTTAACTACTCAACTAACGAGTTCCATACTATTGAGATGACCCTACGTTACGACTTCGCTGTCCAGTTTACTGAGACTTCTGATATCGATGCCGTAATGTCTCCGATAGCTATCTAATAAGTTTTAATTGAAAAATATTTAGGCTTTCCTGGTATATAATATCAGGGAAGCCTACTTTTATATCATATGGAACTATCTGAATTTCTTGACGCGTACCTAGAGTGTGGCAACACTTTGCTGGAGGGTAAGTTCACACAAGACCCAGAAAATGGAGTCAAGATGTTCGCTGTTTTTGCTCCGAACGAACTTCCCGGAGGAGTAACGATGCCAACTGAGGTGGCTACTGCTGCGGACGCCATTAAACAGGCTGAGGCATCTCAGGGAGAGGCTTCTTTTTCATACACTAAAGCCAATGGGGAAAAACACGTAGTTTATAGCGGAAAAACTGTTAACCCTCCTCGCCAAAAACACGCCAATTTTCTCGAACCTGAGTGGAAAGCAGCAATAGACCTTTATGCGCAAAAAAAAGATATAATTGACCAAGAAGTGCAGGGAGGAACCCCCGAGGCTGAGATGTCTCCAGAGCAACAAGCCGAACAAAGAAAAGCGGCTCAACTCGCTCAAGCTGATGCTTTTGCGGATAGCGCAGAACAAAATCTTGCTGATGCAGGATTTAAAGGAAAACTAGCTACTGCCACCCGAAGCCTATTCAGACAGATATCTGGTTTTGGTGGTGACAATGCCATCAGAAAAGCTGCACGTCAACGAGCAGGAGAAGAGATAAACGAGCAGGAGGAAGATGCCCTCAGGTACCAAGACTCCCTTATTGTAAATAGTCTTGTAATGAGAGTGGCTCAGATTGCTAAGGACGTTCGTAACGGAGGAGAAAATTTAACTGAGAGCGACCGTAAATTTTTAAGGGAATGCCTTCGTTTACGTGGGCATGGTAATAGCAGAGGTATTTACATAGTCCCCAGTGATTCTGCTGGTGATGCCTGTGGAGGAGATTTAGCGAGTGTAGGTATGCCTTTCCAACAAGGAGGGGAGAGGTACGGAATTAAAATCGGTAATGAGAACTCTGCCATTTTTGAAGCTTCTGAATGGTTACACAAACAAAGTCTGAGGGAAGGTAATCCTTTATACGACGAAGGTAAGCCAGCTATCTTTTGGGGAGGAACTGAAGCTTCTAGAATGAACTCTTTCCGCGCCATGGATGGTGTGTTGAATGAGCATGGACCAAGACTCGCCCAAGCCTGGATTAAGTGCGGAAGAAAAATGCCATGTAAGGAAATGAATCAGCATATTGAAGGTATGTTGGCTGCTGAACAATTTAATTTAAATCTTTTGATTTTTGGCGCTGAACAACGTAACATGGGAACAATTCCCGACGAAACACAGTATACCGATATAAATGGCGATGGAAATGAACTTATTTTAGATGATATCGAAGCCACCCAAGGAGATGTTGATGGTTCAAAGGCTTTGGCATGGTATGTAGGAAGTCTTCTTAATTCATGGGATGCTATTGTATCTGACCCTATGTTCGATGACTGCGATTTTGAGGTAGTGGGTCGCGGTCCAACGGGACAACAGCAGGACGGTGGGGCAGTCAATCAAGATGTTCAAGTAAGTTGCGATAGGCTTGCCAAAAAACTTGTTGTTAATAAAAAGAATCAAGTTGAAAGTGGTACCGGAATTTTTGGCGACGATGCAGATAAAAACCGAGCCCATTATACCGGAGAACCGTCTACGGGTATAAACGTAAAAACGTCTAACGAAGGCACTGACGTTCAGTACGGTAAACGAGGGTGTGCTGTTATTGATGCCGTGGAGACGGATGCAGAGGGTCAAATTACTGGGTTTACAGAAAGCACAGAAAGAGCCCGAAACAGACACGCCAATTATTTATATGGGGTAGCGAAACAGAACGGGGAGGAACTAACTGAGCAG